TATATGTATTTTTTGCCAAGAAAAAAATCAAGAAACAACCCAGCCTCGAATAATCCAACAACACATGTAGATGTTTTTTGATTTGGTATTCCATGTACATAACGAATAGAAATATAAAATTTATTATGCATTAAGAAGTTGTATTGTTTTTTTATTGATTTTAAATCAGATTTGCTAATTAACATTTAATATCCCTCTATTCTTTTCTATGTGCAAATATTTCAACGAGTTCGACGTTCTTGTCAGCTTTGTCGTAATCTCCATTTTTAATATGTTGTAACTCGTGATTATATGCTTTTGTTAATTGCTCCAAGCAGTGCCGAGAATTCAGCACTATTGTAAAAGTACCGTCGTTACAATGCACGGTATAAGCTTTTATGGTTACAGGCATATCAGCATATACAACTGTAGTATCCATTAATTCATCCCCTTTTTAATCGTTTCTGTTTGACAACCTGTCAATCATCTCCTTAACAAACTCAATATCTTCTTTTTTAACCTTGCGTGATGCATCAAACAATACTTTATAGTCAGGGTTCTCATACATGAATTGTGCCATTTCTCTGGCATCATCATTAAGGTAGTAGGTTTCCTCATTTCTATTGTCTTCTATTAAATCGCCAACATTAACATGAAGATATTTTGCAATATCAATAATAACATCTATCTTAGGAACTCTATTCCCAGCACACCAGTTAGATACAGTCGATTTATCAAAACCAAGGTCATTAACTAGGTCAGATTGAGTTTTATTATTCATCATTAAATAGTATTTAAGCATTTCAGCAAATTTATTTGTTCCCATCGGTATCACTCCTTCCTATGACTTCATTATATCAAAAAGAAAACTTAAAGCAAGCAAAAAGCAAAAAAAGTTTTCAAAATGTATTGACAGTTTTCAAAAAGGGGAGTAATATAATCGTGAAAGGAGGATATGAATGTTGGAAAAAGTAGCGGAACCAATTAAAATATCACTGGCAGCAGCTAGAGTAAATGCACGAAAGACTCAGGCACAGCTTGCAGAAGAAATGGAAATATCAAGAATGACACTGGCAAATCTGGAAAATGGAAAAACGCAAATAAGCAAGGCACAATTACATTTGTTTTGTGAATTATGTCACATTCCTGTTGCTAATATTTTTTTACCTTATAAGTTTTCGGAATGACAACTATTCCGAGTAACATACAAGGAGGTGAGTGTGTGAAAGAACGGGTAGATTTGCTGATAACAGAATTAGCTATTCATATAACAGATATTGTAAAAAATAATAGTGCATCTAGCTTATATGAAAACGAAATAGCGGATAAAACAAAGGCTCTTGCAGAGCTTATAACAGCAAGAGCCAAGATGAAATAACAAATTATTTAGAAAAATCATTTTTGCTTAGTTCAGCCAACTTATCATAGATTTGTTGCATAAAATCAGCAACAGCAGCACCACCTTCTTTATTAGTGTGTACTGATGAGTTAGATAACTTAGCAATTGTTATTTCAACTGTTTTTTGAAGTAATACATCATTGTTAATCATAATAAGATCCTCCTTTCGTAATTACTCGGCTACGGTAATAGCCTGTAATTAAAGTATAGGAGCAGATATGGCATTAAGCAAGTAAGATGTTCACAACATGTAAAAAACAGTAATTTAGACAATCAGCCGAAGCATAAAACATAAAAAAGAGGTGAGGGTTATCGAATGACAATAGTAAATAAGATTATTGAGAAAAGCAGTGAGGGCAACAAAATCATAGATTTTGAAGCCCTCAGCAATGAAGAGAAAAAAGCATATGGACGTATTTTAAACGAGCAGGGATTAAGTTCACTGGGATATGTCAGAAAGGGGTGAATGATGAAAGTAATATCAGAAATAATCGCATATAACAAGCTGTTGCAATATGCAAAAGAAGACGGCGACGAGATACGCATACGCCGCTACGAAAATAAATTACGCCGCCTGGAGAAAAAAGAGCGAAGCATCGGCTTCTTCATACTCCCTGCGGCAGAAAGATAAACACAAACATAAAATATCATATTTAGGAGTAAAAAGCAATGTATGACTACATATGCAGTAAATGCGGCGGACATTTGGACCCGGGAGAGAAATGCGACTGCGAGGAAGAAAAAGAGCGTTATCTTCTCAAATTTAAAATATCAAAAAGTGGTCAGTATGAATTTAATTTTAATTCGGAAGGGATGAGTAATTATGCTGTGCATTAATGGCTGTAGTGAATGTGACGGATGCGGAGCATGTCAACAAAGTGCATCTGTTATGACAGATGAGTATGGAATACCTATATATGAGGGTGAGCCATATTTTGAAATCAATGGAATTATATATAGTGAGGAAAGCATTGATTTATTTAGAAAATTAGCATAGGAGATATTAAAAGATGAAAGAGATGATTGTGTCTGTAGAACAGACAGAGGGTATTGTAAATATTAGTAATTTTGAAGAAATTAAGGCAAACGTGCAGGCTTCAATGGAATTGTATAAGTCAATGACTTATACAGAGGATACGCTTAGCGAAGCAAAGAGTACCGTAGCAACATTAAGAAAGCTGAGTAAGCATCTTGATGATAAGAGAAAAGATGTGAAGAGAAAGTGCATGATGCCATATGAAGAATTTGAGGACAAAATTAAGGAGTTGCAGAATATAATAGCTGAACCGATTGAATTGATAACGAGGCAGACGAGAGAATATGAGGACAAGCGTATTAAACAGAAGAAAGAAGAAATACAGCAGATTTATGATGACTGTATTGAGGGAATGCAGGAATATATACCATTAGAGAGAATTTATGACAGGACATGGGAAAATAAAGGCATATCAGCCAAAAAGATTAAGGAAGCAATAGAGACATACGTAGATAATGCGAAAATGTCTGTTGAAACAATAAAAAATATGCACAGTGAAGCTGAGCAAAGAGCACTTGAAGCATTCAAAAAGACACTTGATTTGTCTGTAGCTGTAAATCTGATTACAAAGTATGAAGCTGACAAGGCGGAGATATTAAAAAGGGAACAGGAACGAAAAGCAGCAGAGGAAGAGAGAAAAAGACAGGAAGAAAAAGAAACAGAAATTAAGAAAACAGAAGTACAGCGTGCTGTAAAAAGTGCAGATGATGCCTTTATAGAGGCTTGTAACAACGCAGAAGATGATATGTCGGCAGCATTTGATACAGAACCATTTGAACAGCCACATGAATACGCATTAAAGATATATTGTTCTGAATCTGAAAAGAATAAGATTTGTGAGTATATCAACAGCCTTAAAGTAATGTACAAGGAGGTTTGATATGTCAGATATTAAAAGTATTTATGAGAAACTTGCACAGATGAGGGTTGAACTTCAGTCCAAAAAACTTACTAAGACCGGAAAGAATACATACAGTAAATATGACTATTACGAACTTTCGGACTTTCTTCCGTCGTGTAACAGCATTGCAGCATCATATAAAACACTGTTTAAATTTGCAATCAATGAGAATACAGCAAGCCTCACTCTTATTAATCTTGAGGATTTAGGTGATGTGATTGAATTTAGCATACCTACAGCCAATGTGAGCATACAGGGAGCTACCGCCATGCAGAATATTGGAGCTGTAACAACTTATGCACGCAGATACCTTTATATGATAGCTATGGAAATAAGCGAAGATGATAATCTCGACACAGCAGACACAGCGGAAAAGGTCACGAAGGAACAGAAGCAGCAGAAAGAAGAGGCTGAACGCAAAGAGCAGGAGGCAAAAGAGGCGGAAATTAAGGCAATGAAGATAAGCAAGCCTAAGATTATGACAATAGAGCAGGAGATAGCAAGAACGGGTGTATCTGTTGCAGCAATATGTAAGCGTTTCAATGTTGAAAGTCTTGAAAATATTACAGAAGGGATATTCCCTGTTGTAATGAAAGCACTAAGGGCTACAGCATCCAAGCAGGTTATTGAAGAATGAAATGTACAGGAAAATATAAAGATGTCTCAATAGATTTCCGGACATCAAAGCAAACATTGACAGTTGAAGTAAATGAAGATGTTGCTGAGCAGTTTATCGAACTGAAAGAAAAAGAAAGGCTGGATATTGAGATTAAGCCGCACAGAGAGAAGAGAAGCCTCGATGCAAATGCTTATTTTCATGTGCTTGTTGGAAAGATAGCGGACAAGCAGAGGTTATCAAAGGCACGCATAAAAAACATGCTTTTGGGACAGTATGGACAGCCAATGGAGGTGTCTGATGGTGTACCAGCAGTAATAAAAACAAACATACCTATAGAAGCTGCATTTGAAATGGAAGAGCCACACTTGAGATATATCAAATATGAAATCGAGAATGGCAGTGAAGTCTATTTTTACAAAATCATAAGAGGAAGTCATACATATAACTCTTATGAAATGTCTGTATTAATTGATGGAACAGTTACAGAAGCTAAAGATATTGGAATAGACACAATGTCGCCGGTGGAATTGGCACAGATGAAAGAGAGGTGGAATCTATGAGAAAGAGACTTACAAGCGTACTTACGGATAACATGGATGAATGTATATTTTCGCATACGACTCCGGTAGAAAGGCATCATATATTTGGAGGTGCTAACAGGAAAAGAAGCGAGAAGTATGGATTTGTTGTACCGTTGAGACCTGATTTACATCCAAACGGTGTGCATGCAGGACCACAGGCAAAAGCGATAGATAAGGTGTTAAAGCAAATGGCACAGGAATATTATGAAATTTACTATGGTACACGTCAGGAATTTATTAAAGAATTTGGAAAAAGCTATCTTTGACTTGTGCAGTTTACAAGCTCCGGATCATACCAGAGCAGAAAGGAGAGGGATGGAGTACGGATTTACAATAAAAGGAACACTTCCGGGATTAAATGAATATCTGAAGGCAGAGAGAAGTTTTCGCAATCATCACAGCAATGGCAATGATATGAAGCAGCAATATCAGATGATTATAGCAAACGCTGTAAGACGTGATTTGAAGAATCTACATATAAATAATCCTGTGACGATTAAATATGACTTCTATGAGCCAAACAGAAAGCGTGACCTCGATAACATTTCGGGTGTCGCACACAAATTTATACAGGATGCACTTGTTAAGTGCAGGGTGCTTGATAATGATGGCTGGAACAACATAACAGGATTTGAAGACAAATTTTATATAGATAAGCATAATCCGCGTATAGAAGTGCTTATTAAAGAGGTAATTTGATGAGAATACAATATTTATCTCAGATTAACGCTTTTGAAAGGTGGCTCGAAAGTCATTACTTGCCGGGGTCAGCACAGTTGTTGTACTACAAACTGTTAAGTATTAACAACATGGCTGGGTGGAGCGAGTGGATACAAGTAGATAACCAGCGAGTAATGTCACGTTGTCTGATGACAAGAGAGGCTACGCTCATCGAAAACAGAAATAAATTAATTGAAGCCGGGCTTATAGAATTTCAGAGAGGAAAAAAAGGCAGTCCTAATAAATACAAAATAAACCCTTTCAAATCCGAAGTACAAACCGTAGGAGAAACCGAAGTACAAAGCGTAGGGAAAAGCGTAGGGAATACCGTAGGAGAAACCGTAGCCATATATAGATATAGAAAAAGACAAGATAATAATACGCACATGCGTGAATCAAAAAACAAATTTAATAATTTTAATCAGCGGGAAGATGATGTAAATGAATCCGAGCTGATTGATAACGGAGGTTAAGATGGTAAACACAGACGTGGGCGTGGAAGAAGAAAAAAGGGCAGATACACATATAACTACTGTTCGTATACACACATGCGAGCAGACGAAAAATGACAGAAGGGTGGAATAAATATGTTTGATAAATTTGGTGAATTTGATTCAGCTGAGGAACTTAATGAGGCTGCCGCAGGACAGCTTGCACAGGGAGATTTAACAGCACTGTATGAGCTTGCGGAAGAAAACGGCATTGAAAAGCCGGATGCTGAAGATTATATAAATGGTGACGTGGCAGAGCTTGCAACTCCTCTCATGGCGGCACTTGGAAAGATAGACGTTGAGACAAAAGAGCTTAAACCTGTTGAGATAGTTGAAGACTGGGTAAATTATATCCGGGAATATACTACAGAGCATCAGGAGATGGCAATAGCTGTAAGAAAAAAGGGGAAAAGCATAAAGGGCTGCATTGCAGAGCTTCTGAAATGGAGCTTCAAAAACGCGTATCAGGTTCCGGACGACATAGTAAAGGCGGCCGGGATTACCGCAACAGTAAAAATGGGAATCCCGGGAATGGGAAGAGCCTATAAGATTATACGTGCTTATTATCTTGGGGGCGAAGACTGATGAAAAAGAAAAGCGTTCTTGAATATGCAGGAAGAAAGCCGGCAGGCAAAAGAAAATGTACCATAACAGCCGACATTGTAAAGATTGGAACAGAATCGTATCTGATAGCTGACCTGTGGAAAGAAAAAGCCCATATTTACAGAATGGCAGCAGGATTTAATGATTATGCTAACTATGACTATAAGACTGCAAAATGGGATAAAAGGATAAGATGGAACAACAAGTATTATAGCGAAGTTAAAAATGCTTACATAAGTGATGCAGATACAAAGAAGATAACAGAATTTGCTGAGGCAGTCAGCGGTGAAAAACATAAATATGGTGCAGATGATATATTCCGTGTCGAGGAAGAGGTTGACTATAAAAAGACAAGGGAGAGGGAGCACCGAAGCACTCTCGAGATGGAGACTCTTTTTAACGATATACCGGAAGTACCGCAGGAGTTTTCAGAATCAGTTAAAAAAGACATAGCGGCAACAAACCGCATGTATTACAAAAGAAGCGGCAATAAGGCAGAATATACATGTGCACAGTGCGGTGAGACTTATACCGAACGCACAAAAAGAACCGATACAGAAGATTTCTGCACATGTGGAATGAGGCCTTTATATATGCCACAGAGAGGTGAAATTTACAAATGCAAGAGATGCGGTGCAAGCGGCGTGCTTATACAGGCGGGACGTGCAAAAATATCAAATGACGCATTTACAACACTTCTGTACCAGTGCCTTCCTGATGGAATGCTTCTGATAAGAGCTTTTTATACGGATGTAACAAGGAGCCGGTACAGCATGATGAACAGGAATACAAGGGAGTATGAAAGATTTTTTTTAAAACGCGGATATGCAAGATTTTATATAAAAGATTACAGAAATACATGGAGCCGTTCAATGTATCCCGGAAAACTTGTAGAGACAAAAGACGTGTCTTGTATAGGTGCAGATGCTGTATGTGAAAGTGATTTAAGATACTGTCCGGAAGGGCTGCAAACGCTTCTCCGGTCTTATCTTGAGAAAGACCGGATACTGGCAAAAATACAGGCTCTTGTAAGCTATGCACGCTGTCCGCAGATTGAAACTCTTTACAAAATAGGATTAAACGGGATATGCAGACGAATTCTCTGGAAAGAGGGAGTAACAAAGGAAATAAATAAAAAAGCTGTAACGGTAGCAGATGCCTTAAAAGTAACAAAAGAAGAGCTTAACTGGATAAAGCTGGGGGAAGATTCAAGTAGGCTTGAATTTACACATGTAGCACACAGGAACAGTATTCCCTTCAAGCAGTGGGAGACAGGTTTTATGTACTATCTTAATTGCCATGGTAATTACAGTGACCTAGAGCTTGTGCTTAAATATCTTACGCCGGAAAGGCTTGACAATGTTATTGAAAGATATATGGGGCAGGGGCACTACAATACAAAATATGAAGCTGTTCGTGAATATGCAGATTATCTTAAAGAACGCATATCGGCCGGTGATGATCTGTCAAATGACGTATATCTCCGCCCGGGTAATCTGTATGAAACGTATACGAGGATAAGGCGGGAAAACGAACTGAAAAGGTCCGAAAAATATATGGCAGAAATGCTGGAAAAATATCCAAAGATAGCAGATTACAGCAAAAAGATAAGCAGAGCGTACACATGGCAGCAGTCGGGTTATACAATCCGCCCGGCAAAGGATGCAGGTGAGATTGTGATGGAAGGAAGAATCCTGCATCACTGTGTGGGCTCTGATGCACAGGGCTATATGAAAAATTATAACGAAGGGCGGAGATTTATTCTTCTGCTTAGAAAAGACAGTACGGCAGATGAGCCATATATAACCATAGAGATAGAGGGCACTCTTATACGGCAGTGGTATGGCCACAACGACACAAAGCCGGAAGAGGAAATTATAAAACCGCTGCTTGAGCAGTATGTAAGTTATTTGGAAAGCAGAAAAAGGAGAAAGACAGCATGAACGAATTGGAGCACATAGAAGATTTTAGAACATTTAAGGCAGAGCTTGACCGTCAGCTTGCGGAATCAGCAGAAGGCTTTGTAAGGATAGGCTATCTTCTTAAAAAGGCACGTGATACGGACATCCTTAAAGAATCCGGATATTCAAACGTAATAGAATTTGCAAAAGCAGAATACCACATTGATAAGACGACGGTATCACGTTTTATAAATATAAACGACAGATTCAGCGAGGGAGGCAATTCGCAGTATTTAAAAGAGCAGTACAGAGGTTTTGGATATTCAAAGCTTGCAGAAATGCTCCAGCTTCCTGATGCAATCATCGAGGAGCTTACGCCGGAGTTTTCAAAAGCGGAAATAGCAGACATCAAGCATGAGTATGACGAAGAAAAGAAAATATCTGATCTTGAACTGCTTGCTGAACAGTCAGAGGCGGCATCAGAAGAAACGAAAGAAATGAATGAGCTTGAAAAGGCATTCAGGCAGATTGCGAATGACAATGTTGAGATATTTGACAGGCTGTATGAAGCAAAAGACCGTGATGAGGAGCAGCTTTTTGAAGCCCTTGCACCGGCAGGGGACATGATTTATTCAGTAAGGCTTGCGGGCATAGGCAGACTTATGATGTCAGTCAGGGCAAAAGAGAAAAAAATAACACTTACAAACGTCAGAAACAGCGAAAAAACAGAATGGGAAGCTGATTCAGTCATGGCAGCAGTAAGCAGGGTATTTAATACAGCTTCTGATGATATAAAAGAGGCATACGTGGAAATGTATAACGAACCGTATCCTGAAAAAGATGAAGTTGCACCGGTGCAACAGACAGAAAAGAAGACAGTACGCAAAGAGAAGAAAGTAGTACGTGCGGTTCAAAAGCCGGAACAGCCCCAAAGCCGGATACCAGAGGATGAAGAGTCAGAAAAGCCGGAGGATGAACAGATACCGGGACAGGACGGCATTGAAAACCATCCTGAATATATGCCGGAAACAAAAGACAGTACAGAAGAAGATGAAAAGCAGGAAGAACCGGAAACAGCAGAGAATATCGAAGAGACGGAATGCTGGAGAGTGATAAAAGAGGCAGGCAGAAAGATAGAGCTGTTCATAAGGGATTATTCAGACGGTTTTATTATTCCGTCAGAGAGCAATGTGGCAGCAGTCGAGGAAAACTGTAAATCAATAATAACGGAATTAAAAAGATATGTAACATTAAAAAGCAGCAGGTCTTAATGAAGACATAAACAGAGTAAAGAGCGGTACCTATTAATTCAAAGTCAAATATATATCACAAAATTGACTGCATACCCGGAGGCTTCGGCTTCCGGGGGAAAGGAGAAGAGTGCTAATTCCAAAAGTAAAGACTAAAGAATTTGAAAAATGGGGCTTTAAAAAATGTAAGGGGGAATATGGCAAGAATGATTGCTATTATCTTTGTGTTGCAAGAGGTGCGAAAATGCTTTTTGTAAGTCCGATTATGTTTGATGTAAATGATTGGAAGAATAACGACCCAAGAATACATAAAGATGTGAATTGTAGATATAGAGACCACAGGACATATCTTGATATTATTTATGAACTAATTAAGGCAGATATGCTTGAAAGTGCAGGTGAATAAAATGCGTAAAAACAAGTTATCAACATACTGCAACTGCGAAAACTGTACTAATTGCAGATGTCAGGAAGATAAATACACCTGTGAGGACAAAACAGTAATAGATGGTTACATGCCTACGCAGGATTACTATTATAGCCAGGGCGAAAGATTTGACAGAAAGAAGGTATAACATGGCAGAGAAAAAAGACTGTATATTTAACAGAGCAGATGACTACAGAGCGTTGAAGATGAAATACTGCAGATGGGAAGAAAAAGAGTGCAAATTCTATAAGAGCTGTAAGATATACAATGAGACAGGAATGTTAAAAACTCGTAAAGAGTAATATACATATCATATTAAAGCAAAGAAAAAGGAAGCCTGTAACACACGAATACGCAGGCTTCCTAAACTCATATACCGAACATATGTATTGTAGCATGAAAAACAGATATAATCAATAAGGGAAGTGGATATATGAGTTTAAAAGGGAATGTAAAAGAGTATTTAAAACAGTTAGCAGATTTAAAGGAAGAATATAAGGACAAGCGGCAGGCTATATTACGGCTTGAACAGTATATTGAAAAATTAGAAAAAGAGGGAGCCGTTATTGACAGCGTTTCGGGAGGAAATGGCGGGGAACAGCATTTTAAGATTGAAGGTTTCCCCTATCCAATATATACGGAGAAAAAATCACAGTTACTATTGAGAAAAATTAAGTTACAGGAGCTAGAAGAGAAGATACGGCAGCAGATAGCTGTGGCAGAAGAATTTATTAATTCGGAACCAAACAGCAGGATAAGAAGACTTCTTACATATCGGTATATTGATGAATTGACATGGGTTCAGATAGCTCACAGAATGGGAAAAAATCATACAGCAGATAGTTGCCAAAAGGCACTTGAAAGATATTTAAAAAAATTATAAGTTTGTCGTAAATGTCGTACCTTGATGTGATAATATTTAAACTGGAACAAATGAGAAATTCATTGAACCATAGGCTGAAGACAGCCAATACAATCATTAAAACTCCCCCTCTGAGGCATCGGCGAAAGCTGGTGCCTTTTTGTTGCTTTTTGATATTTTTAGTTATATTATAG